GGTGTTTGCTCCACCCTTAAACATGTCATTGATTGTTCCCTGCGTCACAACAGTTTGGTTCTGTTGCTGTGAAAGTTGTGCCTGGGAGCTTTGAGTATTTTGTGATGATACAGGAGTCGTGCCCAAACCTAAAGGTTGCATCGTAGGTGTGGATTGAGATGGCTGAGCACCGAACGATCTTCTCAATGCATCAGTAAATTTTGTACCTGATGTACCAAACCCATCACGGGTTGGGTCTAAAGTCTTATTAGAATTCAACCAGTTAACAGCATTAGCCCACCCTTGATTGTGTCCGAACCCAAGATAGGTAAGTCTCTCAATACCATCTGCCTGATCATATGTTGGTGCCTTACCTAACATGTAAGTGTGATTGGCATAGGTATATGCCAAGATCATATCCTCTTGTAGTTGAGGATTGTTTCTGAACTCTTGTCTAGATGGAACAGAGATACCTAATATTCTTGCTGCATCCTTCTTAGCAAGATCACCCATCTGATATCGACCATCGTATAACTTACCAGTACCACCAATCGCACCGTAAGATTGTGCCAGACCATATCCTGATGTCTCAATAGATGCAAGAGTATCTTTGTATGTCTTCCATTGTGCCGATGTGATACCTAACTTGGAATATAAATGTGAAGCTTTAGATGATGGACCTTTAACTGATGTATAGTTGGCAGGAGAAGCACCAGAAGCACCAGTACCACCAGCTGGATTGTTCATATTTGTAGCACCTGATATTGTCATACCTGGAATAGGAGTTTGAATTCCTTGTGGTCCTTGAATACCTGGTAAATTTATACCTGGAATTGCAGATTGAAATGGTTGCATGTTTACACCTGGAATCCCGATAGGTGGTTGAATTTGAACTCCTGGAATGAATTGTTGTGCTTGAGCTGTTGGTTGCCATCCCATGGGACCAGTCCATGTCACAGACTGTCCCTGGTTGTTGTATCTTGTTTGACCAAGTTGAGTACCGGGGGGTAATCCACTCGGAGTCGTTGGAGCTTCGGGTACGCCAATCATACCGATCTTCTTTTGGAGCATTTTATACAATGCTTTACCAGCCCAATCACCAATAATACCACCTACCACAGCACCAGCTGCTGTTCCAAGGAAGGGGAAGATAAGAGAACCAACACCACCACCAATCCATGCACCGATACCACCACCAATTGCACCGACCACCGCTCTATCTAATGGTTCACCCAACAACATGTCAATAAAGATACTGAGTAGTCCACCAATAACAGGTACCTTGGTGAATACTTTACCAACTTTCAATACTCTCTTAGCACCTTTACCTAATATATTTTTAGCTGCTTGAGCTGAGGCTTGTCGTTTAGCAGCTTTAGTTCCTGTTGCTGCTAATGCTTTAGCTTTTTGTGAGCCAACAGATGTTGCCGTTTTTGCTGCCTGCTTAAAACCACCTCCAGCAACTTGGCTGAGTTTCTGTGCTATATTTCTTCCAAAGTTTAAGAGACCTGATGCCAGTCCACCAAAAGCTTTCTTTAAAGTGGGACCTATTTTTTTAGCTCCTGCCTTTACAATATTACCCGTCTTCTTCATCCCCTTCCATAACAAATTAAAGGCACCCTTGATTGGTCCTTTAAATACTCTCGCCATACCTACAATAAAACCCTTTATTAGGTTCATTGGGTTACTAAAATTATCTATTAGATCATTGAGTACACCAGTGATAGCATCAATGTTATCGAGAATAGAAACTGCTAAAGCACCAAGAGCAATGTTCTTTAAAAAGTCAAAGAAATTAAACTCCTTCGCCTTAGATACAATACCACCAAGGATATTGGTACCACCACCTCTCTTTTTCTTCTCTAATTGTTCTTCCTTTGCCTTAGCCTTTTGATCCTTCCTATTCTTTTTTTGTTCTCTTAAGAGTTGTTTCTTTACTTTATTTTCTTTCTCCGCACCACTTGACAATGCCTTTGTGGTCTTATTAATTGAGTCTAATTGTTTTTGGAGTGTGTCATAAGAGACATTACTAGAACTTGTTTGAGATGCACTGTCACTCTTATTGTTATAAACAGCAGCAGGTGTTGCTATGACTGTTATCTTTTTCTGTTGAGGTTTAACTTGTCCTTTAGTTGCCTGCTTTTCACCCTTCTCCGCGACAGTCTTGACCTGCTTTTGTACTGGTCCACCTTTATCTTTCTGTCCCTTCTTTCCTTTAATAAACTTTTTAGCTTTTCCTTTGGCATAACTTTTAGCAGCACCTTTAGCCACACCCTTTGCTGCTCCAGCCGCTAATCCTTTTGCTGCTCCTAACAATAAAGGTAATGCCATGTTATCCTACGATGTTATAGATTGATTTGACCACGACCAGATCAAAGTTATTCAAGTCCTCAGCTGAGAAAGATGGTACTAATTGATTAGCAGATACTGCTGCACTATTAGTTCCACCCTCACCAATAGGAACAGCAACTGTAGGACCACCTCCTCTTTGAGGTGCAGAGTATGGTTGTACATTCACATCGACTTTAGTCCTTGCTACTCGAGCACCACCGGGAGGTGGTGGGAGGACAGGGGGAGGAGGTGCCTGTGACATATCACCCTCAGGCATCTGTACCTGTGGTGTTTGTGGTGGTACAGGAGGAGCACCTTGAATACTAGGTAAGATACCTCTCAAGATTTTCTCTGCCATCTCCAATGATGCAGGACCCTGTTCTCCTCTCTTGACTTCCATTAAGAGACTACGAATAGCTGGGTCATCAATGGCAGCCAACTCTAGTAATGTACCACCACCAGATGTTACTCCCTTTTTTTCTGGTTTAAAACCTGGAGTGTGTCTACCGAATACATTCATCAGAGACCGGTCAGTAGCAGACTCATTAGCTGATGGAAGAACACCAGCCCTACCATATCCTCTCGCATCAAAGTGAAGGTCAACATACTGTTGTCCTGGTGTACTCTCGACTGATCTTGGAACACTACTCAATGTTCCCCATGAATAGATGTCTTGGAAACCAATCTTATCAGTCAGACCTCTCTCCTGAACCAGTCTCTTCAGTGTATCTACCACATGTTTAGTGGCCTGCCACTCTTTTACACCCGTAGCAGTTCCTGGTGTGTTACGACCTGAGGAACCATCATCTGCTGTACCAACTACGGATCTTCCATCCGAACCCAACTCGATACCACGAGCTGCATTCTCTGGAGTTGGTGCATGACCTGCACCGATGATAACCTTACCTACATGACCACCATTAGAGAATCCGGCAATCTTACCGAACTTAGGTTTGTTATTACCACCAGCCATAGCGTTAGCAGCCAGTAGATTGTCAGCACCATAGGCATCAACTGCCTTCTTGCTCATCATAACCTCACCAGGCTGAGCAGCAATCAACTGTGTGTCCTTACCCATACCTGTGATTTGAAGACCAGTCTTTCCATCAATGGCACCACCATCAAACAGTGAAAGGTTATTCACATTCAGAACTGAACCACCACCCTCTTGTTGCTGGAACAATCCAAACGCAGGAGGGATTGGTTTTACTGGAGGAATTTTTACATTAGGAATATCTGGGAACTTAACTTGTGGTATGCCAGGTATCACTTTTGCAATCTGAGCTATGGCAAATTCTAACTCATTAATACCAGCATTAAAACCATCTATAAAGAAATTAATAGGAGCAAATACAACATCATTAAAGAATGTTATAATGTCATTGATGAATGGTATCAATGTGTCGTTTAGGAAATCAGTTATACCTGTCAAAAATTTAGCAGGATTATTAATAAAGTCAAGGATTGAAACTACTACACCCCCCAACAGTATGTTGTTGAAGAAGTTACCAATCATATCAAAGATACCAGCAACAGGAGCCAATGCCTTTGACATTCCTTCTTTGATTTTATTAGAACCTTTGTCCTTATCCTCTAGTTGTGCTTCCTTAGATTTAAATCCTGCCGTCTCATCTTTCTTTGCAGCATCTCTTGCTTGCTGTTTTTCAATCTCAAGTTTCTTCTTATTAACATCCAGTAATTGTTGAAGATTCTGTTCAATGGAAGCTAGAGATTCAGACAGAGGAACTAACTGTGTCTTAGTATTCTCCTCTATCTCAGCTTTGATTTCCTCAATCTGTTCTTCACTGATACCTTCACTCTGTAATTGCTCAGTCTTCTGATCATCATTAGGAATTAACTGTTCTTTATCGACAACCTCAAACTTCTGTTCAGGTGTACCTACTTTATCACCTTTAAATCCTGAAGCTGTTACGGTTTTCTTTTTCTTTGCCTCGAACTTACCTTCCTTTCCCTTTACATTCTTAAGAGCTGTCTTTAGGGATTCAGTATCACCTTCCTTCTCTTCCTCTTGATTCTTTACAAGATACTCTTTAATGAGAGAGGTAACCTCTTCATAATCTAGGTCACCATTATCCTCCAGACCAAGGATCTCAAAGACCCTTTCATCTAATACTTCTTTCTCTTTCTTATCTTCCTTCTGATCCTTATTATTATCAGTGATCTCCTCTACCAAGGCACTGATCTTCTTCTTCGATTCTTTCTTTTTCTTTTCTTCTTTCTTCTCGTTATCCTTTACTTCCTTCTGGATTGATTCAATTAGTTTATCAAGACCCGGCAAATCCTCACCACTATCCTTCGCATTCTTCTGAAGATCCTTAATCAATCTTTCAGCAGCTGCTTTCTTACCACCAGTTTTGTTTGCGACCTTCTTACCTTGCTTAGGTTGTTCGCCTCTAGTGATCTTCCTAGCCATTCCTTTGCTTCATTTTTTGTTCCTCATCCTCTAGGTGTTCTTGAAGTAGAGCAACATAGATGTCTCGTTCCCAAGGCATCATGTTTTCAATCTCAGTTAATGAATATTTATGGTACTGCATGAGGGCAAAGTTTAACCTAAAGTAATTCTCTAGGTCCATATGGACTAGGGCTACCCGAAAAAACTAGATAATCCTTCCAGAACAACAGTACTCTTAACCTTGGTAACAGGGTTCTTGATCTCTACTGTATGTGATAGACGTGGCATCGTCTCAAAGAACTTCTCAATCAATTTGAACTGAGATGAACTCATCTGTTCCAAGAACTCGACTACCTCCTTCGATGTAACATCAGCCGTAGACCATACCTCTTCTTCATTGTAAATCTTATCAATACAAGTTGCAATCAATTCAAACGACTGGTCAACATTATTATCTTCAAAGTCAAAGTTGTTCTTGATGAATTGATCCAGTGAAGGATACTTCATCTCCATCATCAGAGTATCGTCAATACGAATCTGCTTCTCATGATTCTCATTCTCCTTTACCTTGATATCTTCCAGGTCAATCTTGACAGGAATAGATGTCTCACCATCGTCAGGGGCAATGATATTAACTTCTACCTCTTCACCAACAGACTTACCCCTGATGTTGAGGAACAAGTACTCGATGTCAAAGGTTGGTAACTCTTCTACCTTGATACCTCTTGTAGAGATACAGTTCTTGATGACTGTCTTGATAGCAGTAGTGATGTGTTTGGTATCCTCACTCTCCAATGCAAGGACCAACAACTTCTCTTCTTTGACTAGGAAGGGTCTGAATTTAATCTTCTGTTTAGTAGAAGGCAACTCAAGTTCATAAGTTGGAGTAGCAATCTTTGGTAAAGGCATAATATCTGATAAAGATTTCAGTAGTAATATTTATCTACGTTTTTTACGTTTTGGTGGGGTGATACCTAGATCAATTTCAGTCAGGACTTTGAACTCAATACCATTGTCTTTTGCATACTCCGCAGCTGCATTCCATTTGGCTTGGTTGATAGCATAGGTAGTTGCTTCTCTGATAAAAGTCTTAGTCACCTTACCTGGCTTCTTTGTAGGTTCCTTACAATGTTTGGCTGGTTTGATCTCGATGATGTATCGACACACTCTACCATCCCTGTGTCTAATTTGTACAATACCATCAGGATAGTATCGATGAACTCTATTGTCAACAGGATTGACATAGGGGATACTGAACTCCTCTGATGCATACTTTAGGACAGCATCGTTCCTGTCACACCACTTAAGAAAGTGAAGTTCCCAACTACTCCTGTAACATATGTTCCTCACATCCCCCATATATTTTTCAGGATGCAGAGGGTGGAACCTACCTTGATGGTACTTAGAATCCCTGGGCATCAGTTATACATAGTATGATAGTAGTAAGTTATTTAGATGGCAAGTCAAGGAGGGGTACCTAGTCCTAGACCCATTAAGACCTCACAGATCAAGAGTAGGATACTTAATGTTGCTACTCCCAATAACTACATCGTAAGACTGTCGCCTCCTGGCACTGTTCTGACTTTCATGGAAAAGAGAAACCTGACACCTCAACAGAGAGAAGACATTGAATTGAGATGTATCAGGACAACTACACCAGGATCATCTTTCCTGACACACTCGGTTGCTAATGACTATCAAGGTATCGTAGAGGAGATCCCATATAGAAGAGCATATGAAAGTTCAATGGAGATGACTTTCATTGTTGATAATAACTACGACACCGTGGCGTTCTTTGAAGCCTGGATGGATTTTATGAGTGGGTTAGGATCAACTGCAACTAGAGATGAATATAGAAAGGGACCTGGTGCAAACTATAGAATGAATTATTATGGTGGAAGATTTGGTTATAAGACCAACATTTATCTCACGAAATTTGAGAAGGATGTATCTAATCTAGAGAACATCAAGGAGTCTCGTAATAATCAGAAGGCATTACGATATACAATCATCGATGCATACCCAAAACAACTAAATAGTATGGAACTAAATTATGGTCCTGCCGAGGACTTTCTGAGACTGACAGTGACCTTTGGTTACTCTCGTTACGTAAGAGAAAGAGTAAGTATTAACGATCAATGAAATCATTCACACAGTTTCAGGAAGATAGTTCGTCAGATGCTCAGTCCGCCATCTCTGGATCGGGTGGAGGAGCTGGAGGTAGTTCGAGTACTCGTGGCTCAGGATTACACATACCCTCCGGTGGTCAGAAACCATTCAAAAAGAGACCTAGTACAGGAATTGGGGCTGCACTAAAAGATAGATTGCTTAAGAAAAGAGATAATAATAAACAAGATAAGCCTAAGGGTACTGGTCCCACTCCTACTGATGGACCAGGACAGAAACCAGACAGATCAGCTAATCCATATCGTCAGAAGGCAGCAGCTAAACAACAGAGACAACTGCCACCAGGTAGGGAACAAAAGGCTTTACCACCAGGTAAAGAGAAGTCAGTCGTTAAACAAAGAACTGCTGCAGCCAAACAACCTCCTCAACACAAACAGATCTCTGCTCGTCCAGCATCGACTGCCATGGCTGGTAGTAGACAGAAGGCTATTGGACCAGCAAAAAATAATCTCTCCAGAGACAATCAGGGTGTACAGAAGGTCAATGTAAGAGTACAACCACAGAAGGCTTTACCACCAGGTGAGGGTAAGCCAATGATGAGTGGTGGTGCCAGACCAAAGATTGCACCAAGACCACAGAAAGCATTAGCTCCTGGCCGTGGATGATCCACAAGAGAGATATCTAAACAGTACCATCAATCGTTTCACTGATGATGCGGAAGTTAATCGTATCAAATCATTGAGAGACGAGGAAGAGATGATGATAGAGATCATGGGTAAGTTAGATGACGATGTGGATGTGATACCAGACACAGGTCAGTACTTTACCTTTGAGTACAGAGCCAAGACACCTATGATCACCTACGATAGGTTCCCTCTTGTCGCAGTGACATCAATCTATAGGTGGGGGTTTATTGGAATGAACTATCATTGGGGTGCGTTCAGAAGATATACATGGGAGGAGATCACCACTAATCTCTACAGGATCTATCCATTAGAACTTAAAACATTAAGAGCTATTCCATATCAATATTTCACGATAAATAACTAAAATTATACTAGTGTAATGGCAGAAGTAGTAACCACTAGAGTTTGGGAGGGACTGGAGGTATTCCAATTCACTGACACCGAGACAGGTCAGGTAGAAATTTATAAAAAGAATGTCAATACCAACAGTCCTAAGGGAGATCTTCTTGCCAGAACAGTATCCACAGGGTCTGGTTCTAACATAAAGAATGAATGGAAGTTTGTAGATAAAGATAGATTTAGAATTGCAGTCAACAATGAGAGAAGAGGTGCAGGTAAAAAATCTCTTAGTGATGAGAAGTTTACAGAAGAGTTCTATCTTAGAGGTGCTAATCTATTCAATGAAGACAGAGCAAAGGGACTGAATAATAATAGTGCTTATGCATCCACTCAAGTTGCAACTCAATCTCGTGGAAGATTTTTCCAAGCAAACATTCCAGGTATCATAGACCCTGTTACACAGCTTCAAGTATCATCTACCGGAAAGAAAGGAACTCAACCTGTTAATGGTCAACAAACATCTCCTCCGGGAACACAACCAGCCACTGGACAACAAGGAACACAACAAAACCAACAAGAACCTGTTATTGCTTTAGAATCTCAAGCACAACAAGCTAATGCAATTGTAGCCAGAAGTAGAATGAGGGGTGGTTCTACAGCAATTTTAAGGTATCCATTGAAACCAGATGGACCTTTTGAGTATGACTACATTAGAATTAGAGCGTATGATTATGAACCATCTGGTGTAGGAAATGATTATAGAGTAGGAAAAAATTTAGCAGGACAAGGTTATGAGACTATCATCCTTCCCATGCAACCACAGATTTCTGAAACGAATGGTGTTAATTGGTCTGACGATCAACTCAACCCAGTCCAGGCTGAACTAGGTAAGTTCGCCAAAAAGGCTATAGATGGTGGACTATTTGACTTTAAAAAGTTGGGAGCTGCAGCAGGAGATCTAGCTCAAGCTGCAAAGAATTTGCTTAAAGATCCAACAACCAGGTCAGCTGTCGTTGCATACTTTGCTGGTCAAGCAGTAGGTGCTAACCTAATAGGAAGAGAGACTGGTATGGTTATCAACCCTAACCTTGAGTTGTTGTTCAATGGTCCTAACCTCCGAACTTTTAACTTTAACTTTAAACTTACACCAAGAAGTCCTGAAGAGTCCGAGATGTGTAAGAAAATTATCTACGCATTCAAACGTAATATGGCCACCCAAAGGAGCCAAAGTAAACTGTTTCTTCTTTCTCCAAGAGTATTCCAATTAGAATACATCTACAAGGGTGGTGCAGATGATCAGGGACAAAAACCCGGAGAAGGTGAAGGTCTGCACCCCTATCTAAATAAGTTTAAGCCTTGTGCCATGACTAATTTTAATGTGAACTACACACCTGAGGGTTCTTACGCTACGTATGCCAGTACAGGATCAATGACACAGTTTGAAATCAATATGAACTTCACAGAACTGATGCCTATCTATGCTGAAGATAATCCTGCCGACGATACTAAAACAATGGGATTCTAAGAATGTCTAGACAATACTTCGACTACATTCCCAACTTTGACTACGTTGATAGAACTCAGGATGGTCAGAACATCTCTGACTATACTCTAGTCAAGAATTTATTTAAGAGAGGTAAGATCCGAGAAGATATCTTAGGGGATCTTTCATACTTCACAAAGTATCAGATCGTAGGTGACATGAGACCTGATGATGTTGCTTACTCTGTCTATGGTGATGAGAATTTAGACTGGTTGGTGATGTTGTGTAATAATGTGATGAATTTAGAAACTGAGTGGCCATGGAGTCAACAAGCATTCGATAAGTATCTCCTTGACAAGTATGGATCTTACGAGAACATCTATGCTACTAAAGATTATGAGACCAATGAGATAACTGACAGTGATGATAGAGTTATCGTACCAGGTGGTCTAGTTGTTCCTCAAGACTTCAGTGTAACTTTCTTTGACACTGGACTTGATCAGATGGTGACACGTTCATCTACATTCCCCGTGTCAAACTATGAGTACGAGAACAGGATCAATGACGCGAAGAGAAATATTTTTCTGATCAAAGATATCTACGTCGGTCTTATCATGACGGAGATTGAGACCGAAATGCCATATACACCAGGGTCTACACAGTTTGTAAGTGACAGAGTGGTAAGAGGAGAGAACATAAGACTCTATAGTTGAGCCTAATAGAGCAAAAAAATACCCCGAATTTTTTTCGGGGTATTTGGCAATCAAAAGGCGATTTTTGTATCAGGACTCGGCGAGCTTACTGAAGTAACTCATCGGGTCGTCATCATCACTCCCCTTACTGACAGTAATATCAGGAGCGTTGAAGTCATCAGTTGACTTTGAAGATTGATAGGAGTCTTCAAGTTTCTTGGTGATCTCCTCTTCACTGATGGTCTTACGTTCTGTTGCTGCGTAGTTATCATACTCAGTCTCTTCCTCGGCGGGTGATCTACGGGTGGACTTATTGCCCAAGACATAATCAAGACGCTTCTTCAGTTCATCATAGGACTTGAACTGATCGGGTGCAGTAAAGGAGGTAAGTGAATACTCCTTCTTCCAGATTGCTTCCATTGCATCGTCGTCATCCAGGAGAGGTGACACACGATCAAACTCAGAACTATCATAGTTCCAGTAACCAGCAACCTTCTTCAGTTTCAATTTGAAGTTTGCACCTTGCCAAAAGTCAAAGGGATTGATAGGGGTTTCATCTTCAAACTCAGGTTGCATTGCTTCCATGATTTTGTCGAAGATCTTCTTACCAAACTTGTAAAGGAATACTTTACCCTCGTTACCAGGATTGGCAGGGTCCTTGACCACGTAGATATTTGCGTAGAAAGAAAGCTTACGCTTCTGTTTACGAACTGTCTCCTTGTCTGCTTCATTACCACTGTTCCACAGTTCACGGTTGAGTTCACCGATAGGATCCTTACCACCAATGGTAGTCAGGGAGTTCTCGATGTACCATCCACCGGGACCTTGGAAGGCATGGGAGAATAGTTTGACCCAAGGGAGATCTTCACCCTCAGGAGCAGGAAGGAAACGAATAACGGCGTAACCGTTACCAGACTTATCCATTTCAGGCTTCCAGAGACGGTCATCTTGACCACCTCCACCACCGTTTTGCTTCTCAACTTCCTTGACTAGTTTCTGAGTCAGGGAACCCAGAGAAGATTGTTTCTTAAGGTCATTAAATGACATGTGTTCCTCGTATTAGACGTATTTGGCTTGTGTCCCAGATTTTGGTGGGGTAACTGGGGACCCCATTACTATAGGACCCTCAACGGGTTTCGTCAAGGGACTTCCTCATGTTGTCCACGATATTGGACATGTTGCTGAAGACGTATGCCAGGTCCACATCAGGGGGGAACCCTAATTGTTGAGCTGACTCAATAATGTTCTCTTTCATAGCCTTAGCTGCAGGATCGTCAGATAAACTCATGCGAGTGTAGAGAACCTGTTGTTTTTTCAACAACTCCTCTAACATCTCAACATGTTCTAACTTATCTTCCTTAGTCATTGTAGAGAAACTGAATACCATTGCATAGATTTCATCCTGCAATTCTGCAATCCTCTTCATCTCTTCCTGAACTATTTCTGAATCAAAGAAACTCATTCGACTACTTCAGTCTCCGCTACTGGTTCTTCTGTGTTAGTTGTTTCGATTTGCTCAAGTACATCGATGGCTCCCAGAACTTTCAGGTACATTTCTCTACCTGCTTCAAGTTGCTGTTCCAACTCAGCCTTTTGCTTTTTCAAATTCTCAAGCACAGTTCCATTCTCAAGTGCCATGGATAATTACCTCCTTAAGGATCGATTTAAATTTGAATACATCAATATGTATAAAGGAATTATACTTGTCAATTCTCATAGATAAGAACTTCCAAACAGGGTCATCCAATACAATATCGAAGTCTTTTTTGAACCCAATAATCTTATTTAAAATGACCATGGACTCAAGGGATAAGTTCTTCGCCAAGTGTTCCTTGACGACAGGTGGGTGACGCTTACCCTCAATCTTAAACATACCATCGAAGTCACGATTTGTAAAGACTGTTTCTATCTCTGATTTAAAAGTATACGTAAGTGATTGTAACCTTCTCTTCCAGTCGGTGTAGTTCTGTTCTCCGTGTCGAACAATCTCCCCAATCCAAAGAGAC